GTTCCGATATTGCAAGCAATTGATTTGCCATTGCTCGAACAAAATAATCCCATAATTCCAGCGCCTGTATTTCCAGCCGCTGAAAGTGGAGACATACACATTGTGCTCGTAACAGTCGTTGGAATTTGTTGACCCTGCATTAAACCTGACAATTTAGTCAAAGTCGACAATGGGTAACACTGAGCATTTTGTTTAATCGTCTGGCATTGAGCACCAAGCGTTGCCAGTGCATTAATGCATGACAAATTTTGTGCCGCTGCTTGCGAACCCAACGTACCCAATCCCAAACCTGCCGCAGTTTTTGCGCTCGCACACGCTGCTTGTGCTGTTGCAGCTGTTTGACCAGCGGTGAGGTTTTCTGCATTTTGAGCTTGTTGAGCTTGCGCTGTTGTTCCTGCCAAAGTACTCAAAGCACCTTGCTTGGTTCCTGCAGCATTCAATGCTTGACCATAGCCAGTGTTGAGCATATTAGCAATTGCATTATTCAAACACTGTTCAGCATTTGCGTTAACTTGACCTAATACTTGTGCGCCACGTTGCGATCCGAATTGACCTGAACCAACGGTGGCTGCTGTTGCCATAGGATCCAAATTCTGTTGAATATTGCGCTGCGCAATATCTGACATTTGATTAACAGCAGAATTGATGTAAGGGCTCATATAAGACTGAGCCACACAACCCAAATTCAAATTAGCTGATCGGCAAATTAGAGGTTTAGCTGCGCACAGAGGACTTGAAGTGGTTCCCGCTTCCAAATAAGGTTGCGCTGACCCATAAATACTTTTATTGGCTGCGCATCCAAGGGTAGAAATCCCCTGCTGAAACGTTGGCTGTTGTTGACCAAAATTTGTTGCTACTTTACAAAAGGCTGCTTCTTGTAAAGGTTGAGCCCCTACAAATTGCGCTGCCGCTTGTGCGGCTTGTCCTTTAGTTGCTAATGTATTGAGATAGCAAGAATAAAATTGCGGGACGGAAGTGGTTTTAGTCGCTGAGGATTGCAGTAAGTTTGCCATGGTTTACTTCTTTCCCTTTTGAATATAATCAAGTGGCGACTTGGCTTTTGGTGGAATCTTATCCAAAGGTGCGCCTCTTTTATGTGCGCGCAATTTTTCGCGCAAACCATCTAAAATTTCTGAGCCTCGCTTATTATCGCCGCGCCCAAGCGCGCTGACAAACGCCGCGGGGAAAACATACTCGCCATCAGCGATCTTTGCAGGCACCGGATTGCCGCCTGGTGCGCTCTTGTGTGGGATTTGTGACCTAAAACCCTCAAGTACATGCATGCCTGCTTTGCTCGAGCCATCACCTAAAGCGGAAACGGTTTCCGCATCCATAACATAATCGCCATCATGCAACATGGCAGGAATATCATCCGATTGCCCAGTCCCGCCGCCGCATGCGTAGTAGCCAGTGATCCCCGTAATGAATTCTGGCTTATGTCCATGTGGTGCTGCAGCTTGATATTTTTCAGGCAAACCACCTTGTGCCAATCCGCTTATGCTTGATTTAATTTGTTTCAAAACCATAGGTTCTACTCTTGCATTTGATGAGCGCCCAACCAATAATTCCGCATTTTGCTCAGGAAATTTTGGTTCAGAATCTTTATAGCAAAACAAATTTTTTGTGCTTCCACCACTTGCAAATCCTGCTAATCCACCAATTGATCCGCCATTTGCAACCGTTTGTGCGCAACCATAATTCTGTAACCCATAGGCTGGGCCAAACTCTTTAATTTCTTGCGTCTTCAATTCAGCTAAAGGATCAGTGGCTGTTTTCCCCACTCTCAATAAATTTGGCGATGTATCAAGTGCTGCTTGAGCATTTGCTAAATTATTTGTTCCGCTAGAACCACTTGGTTTGGAAACGTTTCCACTACCACCTGTTTTCCCTAAACCACCTAATTTTGCAGCACCTGCTCCAAGTCCGCCTACCAGACCAAGAGCGCCTTTTGCCAAATTTGCGTATTTTAGAGCTTCAGCAGCCGTTAAACCTGCGGCTTCTGCAGGTATTTGCAATTCTGCAGGCGATAAGCCTTGTTCCATTAATGCGGCAGCTTCAGCATCAGTTAACGTGCCTGCGAGACCGCCAATGTCTGAAATTGTTTGTGGTAATGCCGCTTCTTGCGCAGCAATCATTTCTGGGGTCAATCCCTCAGTCAGTGATCCTGCACCAATCGCATCACCACCTGCAGTTGCTATAGCACCCGCATCGCCTGCGCCTATAGCGCCTAACTCAGTGCCTGGAATCAGCGCGCCGCCTGCAACAGGAAAAGCCTGAGCAGATCCTAACGCGCCAGCGCCAATTGCTTCAGGCGCTAATGCACCTGCGGTAGCAGCCACTGCAGCAGCCAGAGCACCTGCTTTTAAAAAGTCTTGAAAACTATGTGTGTCGGTTTTAGCTTTAGCTAAATCGGTTGTAAAACCTGTCGGTATTTGTGAAGCATCGTTCCAAGTCCAATTGCCAGATTGAACGGCTGTGCTTGCACCGCCAACGGGAGCGATTGTTCCGTAAGAGGCAACGGTTTTACCTGTTTTCGGATCAATAAATGAAGTTGGCACACCCTCATAATTTGTAGAGCCTGGCACGTAACCTTGGCTTTCATAGTATTGAGCGCCTGTTGTAAAGCTATTTGGATCGCCTGCTTTGTTTGTAAAAGGCACGCTGCTTGTAGCAGCAGATGTTGCCATGTCATTCATTACCTGGCAAATATTTTTCCCAGAAGATCCATAATTTTGACAAACGTTCTGTATGAAATCTTGAGGCGCACAAGTGCCAAACATATTTTTGTATGCAGAACCAATATTTTGGGCATTGACGATTGTTGCAGGGTCAATAGCAGGGGTACCACCACATACTAACGTGCATCCGTATGATGTACATGGCGCGCCGCATTGAAAAGGATCACTCATATTTTTACCTTTATAACTGCGAATTCATGTTTGGAACGATCGACATTAAACCGACCATCGCCATAGCCCAATCCTGCCAATTTGCAAAACTACGATGATCTGGCATCCCAGATTGAACAAAATATCCAATCCCATTCATCCCATCAACCCACGTTCTCCAATTAGCTTCATCGACATGCCCTAATTGTTGCCCCGCAAACAATTCTTCCATCAATTTATTGTATTGATCCCAAGACATGCCGCGCGGATCATAGACAACCATTACGGGTTACCTGTTCCGCGGACATCGCCTGTCTCTATGTTCAAGACAATACGACCCATAAAATAATCACCATTCACAACATTGCTGCTAAACCGTAAACGCATTTCTCGACGCTGCTCTTTCAAATCAATCTTTAACGTAGTCGGATCAAATAGTTTTGGTGCAGAAGGACTGTCTACGTCGTCTGCAAACCCTTTCCCTGTGACAATCATGCTCATGGTGCCTGTTTGTACAAAGTCTGGTTCTACGCGATCTAAACGCGTCCAAAGATTGTCGCCAGAGCCCTGTGGAGATCCGACCAAACCAATATTCATGCCCAACACATTTGTTTCAAAAGCAGAGTTAATCGCGTTCACGTTGTTTAGATAAACTTGATTGGTACCTTGTTCATGCACCCACAACGTGTAGTTGTTAATCACATTGGAAGTGTTTCCAGCCCAAATTGGTTTTCTAAATACTTCTGAGAAATACCCGGCAGAGCGTGTCGCACCATCTGCGAGCCCTGCGTCGTACCAACATTGTTCTCTGACGTTATAAATAATTGCGTCGTTACATTCGACAGAATTACCGCGAGGATAAAACCACCAAATTTCGCCAAACCTTGGAATTTTACTAACCCAAACTTTTTGACGTTGCGAAATATTGATGTTGTCAAAAAACCAATTCATGTTTTGGGTGTTTTTGATTTCTTGAACCACACCGTTGTACATCAAGAATCGATCAGTTCCACACCAATAATACAAACCGTCATACTCAATTACGCATTGACTCGACATGATTGATGATTGTTGAGTCAACAAATCATAGCGCCAATAAATAGATGAGGTGCCTACAGTCTGGGGTGCATAGGTTACGCGTATAACGCTATCTAGGCTCCAAAATAAACCTGATGGGCTCGTAGTACCACCCCGCAACGGAAGCCCTTTAATGATTTTCGTCGAGGATACGTTATTTGCGTTGGCATCTGCAGATGTCCAATTATTAAAATTACCTGCAGAGCAATTTTGAATCAAACCGTAATTGCCATAAACAAACAAGTATGGGTAGAGCATCACAACACCACCAGACACACTGATGTTGTTGTCAAAAGTTAACGTGATGCTTGTGCCAGTTGCCGTGGCGTTTTTGTTTAAAACTACCGTCCAGATACCAGACACTAAAGACGAAGACACAATCGATGTATTGGCTGGTATGCCAGTGCCTGATACAGACACTCCTGCGCCCATAGCAACGTTTGTTTGAGCGAAGGTTACATTGGGTGAGCCAGAGGTTACAGTCGCTGCCACTGCCGTGAAAACGCCTACAGCGCTTACTGTAAGACCAGTAAAGGTGCCTAACAACGGTCTAGTGTTAATTTGCGAATCAATGTATGTAAGATTCTGACCTGGGTGCGCAATTAAATTATTGTTTCCCGTTCCATATGGGTCATAACCAATATCAAATTGCCACAAATTATTTGAGTTTGACGAAAAATTAGTTACTGAGGTAATAGTTCCAACAAATCCAGAACCTGTACCGCCGATAGCTGCAGCTGCGATCGTGAATGTATCTGCAGTCTGATAACCTACGCCATTTGCAGTCAAGGTGATGCTAAATACCTTGTTGCTACTAACAACCACAGTCAATAATGCACCGGAACCGTTTCCACTTGCGGTCGTAAAAGCAACCCCAGTGTAAGTACCGTTTGAGTATCCAGAACCCTGTGAGGTAATTGCCACTCCGTTTGCAGATCCTACAATTGCAATCAGGGCTGGCCCTGTTCCGATCGCCTGATCATTTGCAATCACCCATTGACTTAATTGATTACTAAAACCAGATACGACGTACGTTAAACCATCTTGAGACTGAAGGATTATTCCCCGACTGATTCCTGACGCATTTAAAAATGCCCCAGAATAACCGCCAATCTTTCTAGGTCGACCGTACTGGAAACGCATCCACTGACCATCGACATAAGATGGTGATGCAAAAACAGTACCATCGCGCTGAATGCCTGGCGCTACTTGTAAGACGGCGACTTTCTTCGTCGTCATTAGAACGCTCCTGCATTAATACCAACAGGGAGTTGTAATCCAGTACCCGTCAAGGCACCCGCTTGCGATCCGCTTACTGCAAATCCAAGTTGACCAGAGGCTGCTAAAAATAACCCGGTTGTCGCATCACTTTGGAATGACAAAGACGGGTTTGCCGCGGTGCCGTTACCAAGAGATAACGCTGCAATAAAACTTGTTGTCGCTGAGTTTGCGTTATATAAATTTGTACCATCGCTAATTGCAATGATTGTTTGATTCTGTGGCACAACTAACGTTGTTCCAGCCGAGCCAGCAATACCAAATGTCAACGAATACGAACCCGTTGTGATGTTGCGCAGTGAATACAATTGCACGGTCGGAGGCAAAAGCACCGTTAAGTTAAGCCCTAAAACACCCGAGTATTGCTGAATGACAGACTTTGCGTTTGCCGCGGTAACCGTGAATGGGCTAGAAACAATCGAGCCAACTGGTTGAATATATTGAGTATAGGTAAACACGTTGGTTTGAGCCAACGCATAAGTGAACCAATTTGTTCCATCCGTTACAAAAACGCTCGAGTTTGCAATCTGTACTTGAATTGATGTCGTGTTGACCGCGGGGGCGTCAATAACTGCAGAGCTCCCAGTGGAGACAGTAAGAATGCCTGTGCCGTCGTTCTTTACAATTACAAACCAACCTGCCCCAACAGTTGATACGTTTGGAAGCGTTGCCGTTCCCGCACCACCTGTCCACACATATAACTGCGCACGATCATTATTTAAAAATTGATACGCTGATGAAAACGTGGTGAGCGGCGTATTTTCGTTAAGCGTGGTGTTGATTGCTAACAATCCTGAACCAGCTAGGGCTGATGCGCTCGCAGCTGATGCACCGATGCCCATGGCGATCGTGCTCCAAGTGCCATTGAGTGTCGTATTGTCAGTTAAGTAAATATAGTAGGTATTAACCGTTGCGGTGGTAGGCGCGACCGGAACACTGATAATTGTGCCGCCAGAGTAATTTTGAATCGTAACTGAGTAGTTTCCAGCAGTGCCAACGTTGCGCACAATGAAAGCGGTTCCAACCGAAACTTCAGTAGCTGCAGGAAGCACTAACGCTGAACCAACAGTGGTCGCTGCTACTTCGATAATGCCAGCAACAACGTTTGTTGTGTTCCCGTTGATAGGCCATTGCAGGGTGACTGAACCACTAATGGTCAAATTTTCATACGACACTTGTGCCGGATTAATTGTCTGACCTGTAAAAGGACTGGTATATGTAGTCATGATTAGCTATCCACAGCAACGGCTTGTCGGTCACCCACGCGTGATACGTCTTCGTCTTTCAGCGCCTTGATACCTTCAGTGTATTTTTGTTGGAAAATTACGCGCTGGTCATTTTTAAGATAAGGCATGGCTTGCAATAAAGTTCCGTACAACATAACGTTTGGCGCATTGCGCGTGAGCCAATTTGTTTGGTTTGTAGAGCTTAGAGGAGGCAAGCGTTCGTAATACAACACCTCAAAATTGTATGCCTGGTCAGGTGTCGGAGCGATATACCAATGATCCCAATCAGTATCTGCATAAAACAAAGGGGCTGATGTATTTGTATTGTTAGGCCAATAATTTGTCAGATACTCGTACTTGCGCAACAGTATTGGCGTTCTTACACCAGAAGCATTGGTATAGTTCATTGAAACTGTTTTTGTCCACAACGCGGGTTTTGCCAATTGTGGGTTACCAAAGTTCATTGCGGACGTTGCCACTTGAAGTTGACCGAGGGTTTTAACCTCACGAGCAATTTCAAATTCTGCCAGGGTAATAAAAGTAGGAATAGCATTGATCGTCGCTTGATCGGATCGTTCCAAATATTCTGGAATAATCGAGATCAAATTATCATAAGTCATTACCCAAGAGACGGTCATGGCAATTATCCAATCATTGAGGTAGCTTTCAGTTTAACGTCTGCCACTCGATTAAGCCAACCGCGACCAAACGTTGCAAACGTTGCCAGGCTACGATAAAAGTTTTCTTTGGCTTGGCTAAAACGCTCAATGAGTTCTTTTGGATCGATGGCTTGAACCGCTGCCATGGTCATTGGCCCGAACCCGCCGTCTGGGGTAACCCCTACAGCAGATTGAAGGGTCTTTATCGAACGACCCGCCCCAGCGTTCACGGCAAAATCGAACAGGAGGTAGTCCAGCCCAACTGGCAATTCATCGCCACGCACGGCATCCCAAAATTTCTTTTTGTACAAAGGCTCGACCTTCTCTGGGGTTAAGCTGCGCATCTCAGCTTCATCCGAGGCACGTCCGACCCAGTTTTCCCAAGTTGCTTTTGTCACGCCGAGATTGGTCATGCCGCCGGGATCGGCTGGGTTGTTCACATAACCACCTTCCGACTTGAGCATTAACTCAAACGATTTTTGCCAATTACTATTCATTTACTCATCTCCGTGCTTGCTAAGTTAATGCGAGTCTTTGTTTGTGAAATATCTTTGGGTGGCAACTTAAAGCCCACCGCAATGTAGCCTACAAACCTGCCTTGTTCGGGCGGCACAGAGCCACGGCACATATACGTCACGCCATGTTTAACGGCGTATTCACCGAGCTTTGAGCTTGGTTCAAACGGCTCACAAGCCACCTCGCCCTGAAACATCGTGATGACAGCTTTGTTGTGTTCAGGCGTGCTAGTAAACAAAGCGTTAATTGCGCCCTCAAGCGACTTCTCTCGCCCTTGGTTGCTCATTGCTAAGATGGTTGTGCGGCTATTTGCTTGCAGATTGACAGAATTCACAATCACAATATCCGCGCTTAGGTCATAAATCAAAGACTTAGCAATAGCCTCAACCAATAACGGTTCTTTTAGCTCTGTCTTTTTGCTGCTGATTGCACCAAGGATGACCTGCCGTGAATCCCAAGCAAAGTAGCCTGCAAATGCAACAAACGCAATCAGCACCACCGAGATCAGCTTGAACGGGCTATCCACCCACTTGATAAGATCAATGACTTTGTCGGTAAAGTCTTGGTTTTTAGCGGGCGCAGGCTTTGCAACACGTTTAACTGGCGCTCGTTTTTTAATTACAGATTTTTTAGCCGTTACCATTATTGAGTCACACTCCTAACCCACTTCTGCAATTCGGTTAACTGGAGGGTAGTTTGAGCGCAGCGTCGAGCAAGTCCTGCGTCGGGGGCTGGGACATTAGGACATTGGGCGGGCTTGGAAACGGTGGACACGTTACCGCTACTGGGACTGGGCTGCTGCATCCGCTCAGAGTAATAATTGTGAACAGCAGCAAGCTTGCCTTCATACTCGTCTTTAATTGAAGTGGATATAGTTTCATGTTCTTTCACCTTTTGTGCATTAATCTGTTCTTGCGCCTTGCCCACGGCAGCAACTTCGGCTTGATAAGCCACTAACTTTTTATGCTCGTGATTCCATCCTAAAAAGTACATGACGGCGCACAAGGCTAAAGCTGC